ATGATCTTTGAGCAATTCCCATAGGGATTTCAGTTGGATCTGTACAGACTACTACTTTATTATTAGCGTCAATTTTAACAAGTGCATATTTTGAAATGGTACCGGCCGCTTCAAAAGACTTTAGAAATTGTAATTCTTGATAACTCATTTTTTTATCTCCGAATCATTAAAGAGTTAGCGTTAGGATTCTCACTACTGACGAGTTTCATAGCTTCGCCGAAAGTGATATTATCGGCTTTAGAACGAGCCGTAATTTTTTCATGTAAAGACTGAGATGTTAGAGCCTCTTGACTCTTGCCGTGACCCACTTCTTTAAATTGAATAACAGGGGGTAAAGAAGATAAGCGGCCCCAGTGTGTAGAATCTCCATTTACTGAGCAATCATAAGCGTGATTAGCGTAATCAATATCAGCGGGCGTAATTCGACCCTCGTTTAAAAGAGTATTTACAGCGGCCTCACGTTCAATCTTTTGATTCTTTTCTTTAAGAGAAGAGATTTCTTTATTCATCTTTTCTCTCATAGTGTTGAAATCAGATAAAGAGACGTGCTCAGACATAGAATAGTTTTTCTTTTCCATCATTTTTTTCTCTTCATCATCTTTATTCTCTGCCATTTCTTTTTTAGAATCAGATTCCTCTTGAGACTCTGCCATTTCTTTCGATTCATCTTCTTCTTTAAGATCCATTTTAGAATGATCTTCTTTGATCTTTTTTACATCAGCCTCAAGACGTTTTAACATTTCGTCTTTCTGCATAATAAGACTGATCAAGTCGTCAGTCTCCATCGCTTTTAATTCTTCTCTATCCATTTTAAAAAGTCCTTTGGATTCGGAAAGGGTTATTGTATCGATTCGGTCGGCTTGTTGCTGTGGTCTAGGTGTAAGAGTTATAGCTAAAAGCTGACCTAACTTAGAGATTAGGCTACCGCCGTCTCTAGAGAAAACTTCACCGGTTATAAACTCAGGCGATGAATATAAAAGGCCCTCATGTTCTTCTACGATTCGGCGGCCTTTTTCAGTATAGGCGGGTACAGCATAAAGGCCGTCACTACCTACCTCAATCTCTATGATTTTTCCGAGGGCTCCGGAGGCATCGGGTGACTTGTCACCATCGGTAAAAGGAGAGCTGTTATGATTCCAATCGATAATAACCGGATCAGATTCTTTACGCTCGTTAAAGACTCTAGCGAATTCTTCTAAAAGCTCTTTAGAAACTGTAGCTATAATATCGCCGCTTTGACGTGATGAAACGGGGCCAAGGGCTAAGGTTTTAAACTTTTTGCCCACATATAAGCTATCTCGTTTTTCTAGCTCCTCATTAAAAGCTAACGCTTCGCCTAAGATTGTTTCAGTCATATTATTACTTTCATCGGCTTTCTTCATTTGATTAACGATTTTAGCAGCCCATTTTTGACCACTGTCACCGCCCCAAGCCTCCCAAGCCTGACGGCCTTTAGACCAATCATCCCAGTCTTTAGCTTGTTTATCGATCTCATGTCTTGAGAAATACGAGTGCATACGCTTAACAGTATCGGGGCTAAGTCTTTCGCCATTCATTAAATCTCGGGCTCTAGCTATGCCTACCCCGGTCATACCTCTTTTAGAGGGGGGCTTAGTTGCTCTAACCTCTAAGGCTCTTTTAGCCGATTCGGTAGCACCCTTGGGCGGCTTAAAGTCGATATGATCATATTTTTGGGGGGCTAAGACTTCGCTAGTCTTTTCTACTTTTTGAGGATGAGAGGCCGGTAACAAATCTAGATCAGTATTGTATGCTTTCTTGCGCTGGCCAGTGCCTACAAGCTTTAGAAATGCTTTAACTCTAGCTAAAGCCCATTGATCTCTAGAAGAGACTTGCGGCCGATGACTTGTAGAAAAAGCCCCCGCCCCTCTTCTAAAGACCGCCTTTAACATACCTAGGTCAACTCGCTTAGACTTAGCTTTATATCGGTCGTTATGATCATCTCTATAATTCTCTAGAGTCTTAGTGTTTTTATCTGAGATCTTAATACCGCCTCGGGTACCGCTAGCACTTCCTTTAGAGTTTTTATTACTCCCTTGGATTCGATCTTTAGCGGGGGCCGGTGTTTGAGCTTGTGTACGCTTAACCATTTTTCACCCTTCGTTTAATATATTCGGATAAAGCCGAGCCGCCGGTGTTTTGAGAAAGAGACCGATCTATCGAAGTTCTTTCGGCTTCCTCCGGTAAATCGCCCGCCCCTACTCTAGCTCTAATTAAACGCTCTAATTCATTATCAGGTGTAAGTAATGAAGATTGAACTAACAAAGGTAAAGATGAAAGGCTTTCGGCTAAAGCATCTACATCTAAGCCGGTATGTACTAACCGAGGTAATTTAGAGGGGCTAACGTCACCATAGTTAAATTTAATAAGACGGCCGATTGTACCCGCCCCCCGCCGATCTTTTCCACTTACTACACTGGCTACATAATCAGCAATATTTAAAGCCGATCTTCTAAATAAAGACATATGTACTTCACCTACCGCCCTTGATCCGGTGTCACTACCGACTCGGCCGAGCTCTAACATTTGAGCTAGAAAAGCAGTACTAATTTGCTGATCAGCTTCTCTAACTACACTTAAAGCCATATCCGGATTAAAATTAGAAGCGGTGCCCCCGTACGCTTCAAAAGATACGGCGGGGCTCGTAACTAGATAGGCGGCCTCATGTGATGTATAAGCGGCCGCCTGGCTTTCGGCTTCGTCTACAGCTGCGTTAATATCTTCATCGGTCATACCGAGCGATTCGGCTACAGACCGATCAACTTTAACAACCGGTGTAGGACTTGTGAATCGCTCTATGCCAATCATCAATAAACTTAAAGCCCGTTGTTTAGACCGATAGTAAAAATGGCAAGGTCTAAAGAATCCACCATCACCAGCGAAGTTAGAGCCAGTCTGACCAAGCGTTAAAAGAATCATCTTATTAGCCGGAATCGGGGCGGGGTGTAAACCATTAACTCCCCACTGCTGAACACCGTCTAAAGATTGCTCATCTAATGAGATGAATTTATAAATGCTTGTAGGCTCTCTATCTGCATAATGATCTAGCCATACTCTCATTTCTCCGTTCTCATCTCTATCAAGTTTATATATTTCCTCGGCTACTCTAAAGCCGTTTTTTAAGTACTCAAATAAATAATTTAGTTGAGACTCCCATGATAAAGACATTTGACCTACGAAGCCGTCTAATCCGTAACACTCGTTAGCGTATCGAGCGTACTCTATACAGCTTTCACTAGAATCATCGGCCGGTTCAAATCTCCACTTAGCACTTAATAATGTTTGTTTAAGTATGTTAAAAGATCGCCTGATAACAGGATCAGTCCGATACATCTCTAAACAAGTCTCTGCCCATCGGGCCGGATCCGTAAAAGCGGGGTTTTTCTCATAGCCGCTAACGTACCCGTTATTTAATTGGGTACCTGTTATTCCTCTAGTAATAAACGAGGGGTTATGAGCTTTATAGTGTTTAGAGACTTTTCTTTTCATGTTATCCTCTAAGTGTTTGTGTATATTATATAGAACATATAATAAAAATCATAACACTTTTTTTAAACAATGGTAAACCCCCGCTTTTACTCACCTCGGATAAAAGCGGGGGGTTAACACAAACACACTAATTATAAATATGATAAAACCTAATAAATTACAATCTGATTTACTTAAAGCTTACCTTGATCAAAATATTATAGCCGTGGTAGCTGGCTGGGGTAGCGGTAAAACTACCGCTATGGCTATGGCTATAATTTCTCACGCTATAGCTCATCCTCAAGGAGCTAGCTTATATATTACCGATTCGGCCCCCCGTTATAGAACAGTTGTACATCCTAGCTTAATGGAATGGACTGAAATATTAACGGGCTCTACTTGGGCTTATAATTCTTTAGAAAATAAGTGGACGGCCCCCAATGGTCACGTAATCTGGTGCCGTTCTTATTTTAGACCCGGTACCCGTACGGCCGATCAGAATAGTTTAGAAGGTATAGATTGCGGCTTCGCTTGTGTAGACGAAGCTCAAACAATGACCGAAGAAGTAATACATAAAGCCCTCGGCCGGATTCGATCGGCTGAAAAAATCGGCCCTCGGTTAATTGTTTGCGGCTTGCCTACTTGGGGGGCTTTTTGGGTAAAGATTGCAGAGGAAACCGGCGGGGCGGTTATCAGAGCTACATCCTTTGTTAATCAATCTAATCTTTCTAAAGAGTGGTTTGATATGGCTAAACGTACATTGCCGGCCGATGAATACGAAGCGATGATTAACAATAAACCCAAGCCGCCCGCCGGTCTAGCGGTCTCTACTTTTGACCCTACTAAACACGTTTTAAGTCAGTGGGAATATAAACCCGAGTTCTCTAGTTATCTCGCTATAGACTGGGGTTTTAGAAAGCCCGCCGTTTTAGTTATTACACATGATGATAATTTAAACGCCGATGTTATACAGCTAGAATTTACACCTACCGAAATAACTATTAGTAATCTAGCTAAACTTTTACTTAAGAAGGTATGGCCCCGAGCTCATCAGGATAAAGCACCTCATCAGGATTTTATATGGATTGACGGAGCTAGCGGCGATAAAGCGGGGGCGGCCCGTTCTGATCAAACCGCTATTAGTGCATTTAGAACAATGGGTAGAGCCGAGCCGCCTAACGGTCTAGGTATGCCGATTCGATATACTACCGACCCGATTAGAGTAGATGTGTTAAACGGACTAAGTAGGCTTAGAGATGTATTCGAAAGAGGTCAACTTTACTTAACTAAAGATCTATGGGATACGGGGTTAAGTAGCTCTTCTCATTCAATCGCTAGAGGCTTAACGACTTACGCCCTTGATAGGCATGGTAAACCTCAAAAGAATGATTTAGAGCATTGTATAGACGCTCTTAGGTATCATGTTATTAATTGGCACTGGCGTGACCGCCCGATTCATACCGCCCGAGTAAATGTACAAAAGAAAAGAGATCGATCTTTAAAGGGCGGGGGTAAGAAGAAGTATTTCTAAATACCTAGTAGGCGGTATGTATCATTAACAGCCTCTTCAATACTTTCTTTTGAGATTCCTTGAAATAAATAGGCGTCACATTCTTGATCATACTTTCTTATTTCAAGATAAGAGAAATCCACTCTATACGGGGGGGTTAGATCTTTATCTATAAAATGGTCTTGTAGGCGGTCTAAGTGCCTGGCTAATTGCTTACCTGAGTAGCTCTTGAGGGTAGC